CTCCAAGCTTCTCCAATTGACCGGCAGTAAATTTCAACATACTTGTTTTGTGTTTACACTACTTAGTTTTGTTTGTCAAGTTTTCTACCTAACTCCGTGATAACTCACGAGATTCTTTAGCGTAGTCACCGCGTCAATAAGCCCCATGTCTTTAGCCGAAGGTTCTGAGTTATGGGACTTGCCTGGCCATACTTGGCCAGTCGCTACTTTGTCCATTTCAAGGTCTGGACGCGCAGATTGAACAGTTGACTTGAACATGCTGAAATACATATCAACCATGCGCTCAAGCTCGTTCTGTTGCGCGGGTGTAACCGGCCCACCAGAGCCGATGGCCTTAAGCTCGCTTGACCGAATGACTATCGGGTCAATACCGGCGTTGCGGTCGGCGCGCTCGTCATTGTCAACCCGCATTACTACACCGATCGAACCAACTATGGAGCCTTCGCTGGCCATGACGGATTTACACTGAGAAGCAATCATATACGCGGCGCTGGCCCCGGTGCCGGTAATCATTGCAATCGTGTCATGGGAACTATTAGTTCCCAGTATCTCATTGCAGAAGTCTTTCAGCCCACTCACTGACCCGCCAGGGCTGTCAATGTCCAGAATGATGGCGCGAGGGTCAAGCGATTGCGCTTCATCCAATGCAGCAGACAGCGTATCTAGCGACGTTGCGCCAGACAATCGCGTCATCAGGTTTGCGCGAGGGAAAATAGGCCCGCGAACGGGGATGACTGCCACTCCGTCAACCATTTGCAGCAACGGTGATTTGATGCCATTGTCGGGCCTGTACGGCGTGGCGACGGCTTCAAATTCCAAATTCTCACGGTTTACGCTGGCTTCAAATATCTCGCAAATGGCGTTCAGCCATTGCTCTTGAATCGCCCATGGCTGGGAGTAAATCGCGTTGCGGACGTGGGGAAGTGAGCGCGGAGTATTCATATCAATTCTTTTTAGCATCCGTTCCCAAAGGCTGGTCTTTCGGCCAATAGTGATCCATTTCTTCGGGTATTACGATGATGCGAATAATTTTCGCGCTTTTTCCATTCGGGCTAATCGTAGTTTGAAGCTGAGTCAATTTACGCTGAGTTGCCGCATCCATCATAGCAGCAAACAACATATCTCCAAATGCTTCTTGAGGATTCACGTTCCAACTCCTTGGCCATCTTCAACCCAATGAAACTGCCTCTCGCCGTTACCTTTTACCAAAGGAAAATGATTTCCGCATACACAGCAAAATGTTCCGCCGTAAAATTTAGGATTACGGGCGTATGTTTCACAAATGGCCAGCCCCATGTCTGTCCTACTTCCGCAGACAATGTGCGTATAAGATATTCGCAATGGACGCACAAAACCTTTCTTCCTTTCTTCCTCTGAAAGCACAAGATAAGTTTCTTGCTGTCCAGACGGAAGAATATTATTGATACCGGGATTATTCGGATCAGTTGTCAAGCTCATAACTCAATCAGATGCATTTCCTACTCCTTGATTTTGTCCACCCGGTTGCGCCGGGCCATTACCATTAGGCGTCATCATGCGGACATTGTTCGGATCAATTCCGTATTTCTTGCAGGCATCCTCAAGATACTTTCTCTCAACAATACATTGATCAGTCTGCTCCTGCCAGTCATCATCGGTTTCATCATACCACTTGGCCAGAGACTTCGCCCCATACTTCATCTCGTTCAACGCCGCCACACTATCGCGCCCGGCATCAATGGAGATATACGGCGGTCTGCCAACAGAAAATTTGTGCCAGTCAGGATGAAACGGAAGACGCTTTGCCATTATCTCTTTCGCCAGCCAATAGCCCGCAATAGGCCGGATAACCTTGTCTTCAAGCTGTTCCTGAAATGAAACAATAGACCTAGCCGCCTGTTGCAACTCAAACAATACTGCACGCTTATTGTAGCCAACCATAGACCACACCACACCAAAAGGAAGATTGCATCCAATAGCAATACAACGAATAAGGAACACAACATGGTTATGCCATTCGCTTGAAGGGTCGTTATATTTGTGCGCTTCCAAGCTGTCGCCTTGGAACATATACGCCTTCGCGCCTTCGCCAATGTCTTCCGTGGTGATCTTCTGGTTATCCATTTTTTCAGTCTGCCCCATTCCCATCAAGTCCACGGCAGGAGCTTGCCCGGTCATTACCTTGGCAATCAATGCCAGCTTGCTGTTGATCTTCGTCTTGGTTCTCTGCGCATCGTCGATTTCTTTAAGATCGCGCAGCGCATTAAGAACGGCATGGTAGCCAGTAACTCCGCGTCGCGCATCGAAACGGCTTGAATCGAAAAGATGGACGTAATCGGTCTTCGGAATTTCAACCGGATTGGAGAAGGTTCCATACAGAGTCCTTTGCCACACACGAATAAACTTCGGCCTGCCCTCCGGCGTCAACCCTATCCCGCCCACCATGTTGTTTTGACCATTGGGAATAACCGTGTCGAAGTTGAATATTCCCGACGAAGAAACCCGGTCGGCTTCAATGGCGTTTACCTGCGCGTAACCGCCAGAGTCAATCAACTGAAAGAAAATGTCGCCATCAGAAACCGTATTTCCTACAGCCATTTTCATCATTTTTGCGAAATGATGAACACTTAAGAAATCCGCTATTGGCATCCAGCTTTTCCACGCTTCCTTGTAAGCCTTGTCAATAGTATCAACGCCTGTGTTCCAACGCAGATGACATCTACCAACCACATAATCAGCCCATTGATTCTTGATGCGCTTCGCAATCGGATAGGTCTGCTCAAGACTCCGCGCCTCACTTAACAAATCTTCCCTGACGCCGTAGTTTAGGTCGGTGTCTTGCGAGGCTGTGCGCCGGCCGGGGCGGTTTCGAAGTCGGTTGCGCTCGCTTCCCTCCCATTGGCCGAAGACAGCGGCCTTGAAGCATTCAGACGCGCCGGAAGGGTTTACTGGAAGCAGCATCCCACCAAGCAACAAGGCTTTTGCGCGAAGTCGTGGGGTTAGTTTAAACGTTTCCACAAAACGGAACTAATAGTTCCTATACGCATCGCCGCAACTCATGTCAGCGTAAGTCGTGGACACAATCCCGCCGCCAAGGAATTTGATGGCAAATGCCAGACTTCCGAGCGTCGAAGTAATAGCGCGAAGATCGGCTCGGGTGAATGTGCGTCCGGCGATGGTGTATGACTGGATTCCTTGAGCCGACAAAGCTTGCAGACAACTCAAGTATGAATTGTAAAGTGCCTGGACATCCGCCAGCGGCATGAAGCAAAACGAGTTGTCTATCGCCACGTCGGGACTATGGCGCGGAAAGGATGGGTTGTCAAGTAGGAACTATTAGTTCCCGCACATACCCTCGCATTCATTACCGCTTCAACGGGGCCACGCCCGAAACGGGCGCGGAATGCTCTCCACGGCTCGCAATTAAGGCTAACGCAGAGCTTTGAACGCCAGCACCTAGACCTAAAATATGAATTGGTTCAGTCATTTTGCTTTTGTAATGTCCTGGTTAATCCGCCAATATCCGCAACCGCGCATTGCATCAACTCACAATCCGCCGCATGGTCTGGCCCGCGCTCCTCAAACCCTTCCTCATGTTTCTCTGTCTTCTCCACCCATTCATTCGCGTTCACTTCATTGATATATTCTGTCGGAATGTCTGACGGTATCTCCCACAGCGGCCCGATGCCGCGAATGAACATGAAGTAGAGTTTATCCTTGAACCACTTATTTGACCATAGCCAAGCGTCAATCATCGCACGGCCTTCACGAGTAGTCCCAATGCCGGGGTCAAACTGTGTCTTGCGCCAGCCTTGACGGAATGACTTGTCAACTCCGTCCTGCCGATGCTGGATTACGTAATGCTCGTAGTCTTCGCCTTTTAGGATACCCCATCCCCACCGCATCGCGCATTGCCTAAACTCGCTCGTGTTTCCTCCGCCGTCATCGCCCCATACGCACTTGTCCCGAATCTTCAAATTTATTTGGAGTGCGCGAAGGTCATCCAATGAGGAAACGCGCCCGAAGTGAACCAAGCGGCTCTGACCTTTATTCCGCCATTGTCTGACAACATATCGGATATACATTAGCTGTCTGTCAAACGTTAGCACTAGCGCGGTGTTAGGCTCAAGGTTGCAATTCGCATCTTTCCAGTATTCTCCCAGCTTGTAATTGCCGATTCGATCAAGCAGGTCTGATTTGCGGCGTTGATTGCCGGGGTGCCGAAACGGCTCGCCCAAGTCTTCTGTGACGAACGTATAAAGCGGCTCAATGTCACCACGCTTCATCGCGGCCATGGCTTTAAGGAATCGCACGGCTATCTTTCCAAATGAGCAATCAGCCCATGGCATCATCAATTGATTCCAATGCAGGCTCACATACTGCGGCAGCGCGGAAGGATTACGGTGGTATTCGTGACACGGAACTAATAGTTCCGATTTTTGAACAAACTCTGCTTTGCAGTCGATATTCTCGCACTGATACCGCGCCGAACGCTCCACTTCCACATAATCCCATTCGCCGTCTTTCTTGGCATCTTTATTCCATACCACTCCACCAGCCTGGCGCGGTTCAGGAAACAGAACCGATTCCTTTTGCCCGAATCTAAACGGCTGAGAGTGTCCGCACTTCGGGCAGTTGAAATGAATAAAGGTCTGGCTGCCTTCCTCCCAGTCAACATGCAATTCGTCATCCTCCATCCCGGCAACGCCCATGCTGATCTCTTGGGAGTCGGTGAACGTCACGAGACGCTTGCGAATAGTGCCAATGCTGCCTTGCTTCCATTCTCTGCGCTCATCGCAGATGATGCGACCAATCGGGCTTGACTGCAATTTTGCGCGAGAGTTGGAACCTCTCAAGTGCAAAGTCATAGTGTCAAACTTGACCATTGACTTAGTCCATAACTCCCGGTCTTTTGGCGCGAGAGGAAAGACAGCCTTGCAATTCGTTATTGCCGGATAAAGCCTGTCCTTGCAAAAGTCTGCGGTCATGTCCGCAAGAGCCATTGCCCACATAGTCGGACTTGGCTTCTCGTGAATGCTCCATAATAGCAGCATGATTGCATTC